AACTTTCTCATATTATTGAACTAAAATTATAATTTTCTCACCTGCAAAGAAAGGCACTCCCGAATCAACGGTCAGCGTACCACTACCCACAGTCCACACTACACCCGTTCCGGGCGATCCGCTATACGCAATCGTTTCAAACGATGTACCACCCCGTGAGCCGTATATCATTGTTTTACCTGCCCCACCCGGTATAGCTATCGAAGTCTCCCCACCACCGGCAGTATATTGCAGCACCTGTGTAGTTGTACCTTGTATAACGATGCCCGTTGGCGTTACGGTGGTTCCTGCTAAACTATACACCCCTGTACCTTGATAACTTACCTGATACGTTGCGATGTCCTTATTTGCGCCCGTAATGGTAAAGGATTGCAGCCATGCCAAACCCGATACTATCACTAATCCCCCTGCCGTGCCATTGTCAATAACGAACTTCAGCGATACCAACTCCCGATTTAGCTGGCTATTGAGCATAAACAGGTAGGAATAATCATCTAATACAACAAGGCCATCCGCTTGTATTGACCAAGAAGCCACATCGGGCCGGGATTCTCTGAACCAAGCACTACTGATATTCGTAGTTTCCATCGCATCCACCTCCACCGAAAAGGTGCAAGTCCTTGCACACGCAATGATATTGTCTGTCATTGCTATCGAATTGTACCTGTAAAGGTTGAGTTTTTGTCCGGTTACTGGTGTCATCTTTTATCGTTTCGAGTGTACGTTTCGGAAATTGAGAATGTAAGTACCGCATTTGCTATCTGTAACCCGATGCCGTTAATTGTGTTATTCACATAATCAATCGTACAAGCACCTAACACAAACCTTGCCCCACTTATGCTTATCTTTCCCGAAGGATCACTCACTGCAAAGTTATTAACTAAACCTATAACATAATTATCCGACTGATTGAATAACCCGTATTGACTAAATTGAATGTTAACCTGTGGCTTACTGACTATGTTATAAGCCTGTGATAATAAAAGATTCGCTAATGTGTTGTAAGTAGTTGCCGGTGTCCCATACCTATAAAAGTTAACAAGTGCTACGTTACCGGATGTAAGTAATGATTGAGATTGTGTACGGGATGCGCCAATAAATCCATCTTGATAGTTATTCCCTAACTTAACATCTATTTGCTTTTTATAGGGGTTTGAGTTTATTACGTTCTTTATTGTTCTACTTGAATAAAGTGATTGCAATGTCATTATACAATTAGCAACAAAGACCTCCGTAAATGCTCCCGTTACATTACCACCCCCGTTAAACCTAATATAAAGAGTTCCATCAGCAGGAGCCGGCACGCTTTCTATTGATATAGCCTGTGGGTCAGTTGTCAGAGTTCCTTCAAGCCTGTATGGACTATCGTTATTGCTTGGGTTGTATAACCATTTAGCATCTTCCCCTATCTTTTTTGTGTACCTCCATGTGTTACCACTACCTACATCAATGTATATCTGTAAGTTCATCCATCCCGGACTGCCACCACCTGTTAAAGCAGCAAAGTCAAAAGATAAAATAACCTTATCCGATTGGTCAATAAGTACCCCTGTAGATGTTATCTGTGTCGGGTCGGTACCAGGTGATACTACATTACCTGTTAACTGCAATCCTGTGATATTGCGATATGTTTGCCTTTCTATTTTACCTATTGCTGATTCGAGTGTATAAGTCCAGTTATCGGGTATTCCGGTGATAGCCGGCATACCGTATGGAGTTAATTTACTGAAATTGCCATTTATCAATTTATTAAAGCAGTAGCTTAATTCACCCGTAACCTCCACCTGTGGGAATCCCTTTGTCAGTATCTTAACTTGACTATTTTGAACAAAGTAAAATGGAGTTACAGAATCGTTGATATAAGGCTGAATGGTGTAATTTATAGACTTGTTAAATGTGGTATCGGGGTCAGTATCTTGATTGGTTTGAAATACCCGAATAGTATCGGATGCCCTTTCATTTACGGAAGTTATCCACCATTCCCCACCCGACTGAAATATTTGCGCACCAAAAGCAGTACAAATAATTTCCAATATCTCATAGCAATTTATATATGAACTTACCCCCGATTGCCAGTTGCATTGTGTAACGTACATCTGTCGCAGGGCGTTGTTGGCTTCAGTTAACTGCGATGTGTAGTAATTGACTGCAAAATTAACTTTATATCCCCCTGGATAAAGAAGGTAAGTTAGACAGTTGTTTATGGTTTTAACAATACTTTCAGTACTTGTAAGCAGCGGAACACCGGGCAGGTAGTTAACGGATTTTAACAAGGCAATGGCATCCACGCAAAGAATATCTACGATAGTTCTACCCGTTGTAAAAGGTAGAGTAATGTTATCCATTAAGATAAACCCCTGCCATATAAAATAAGCCGTTCCTTGCGCATAAAACCGCACATGATACTTTCTGTCATCTGTAGAAAGAAAGTCCGGCCACGGCCCTGTAAATTCCGTAAAATCGGCTCTAATTGTAAATGTTGTCGGAAGCACCGGCTGAAACGGATCATCGCCGGAAGCAAGGCAATCAAGTACAAAAGGATTCACGGATGCCCCTATAGGATAAACCGTTCCCCCTGTGTAGCCTTTCTCCCAAATTTCAGCCGTGAAAGTTAACCCCGACTTGCCAATGGCTTGTAAAGTATATTTCTTCCCGTATGCAGGGGGTACTACTGCTGGTGGTATTTCAACAGGATCGCTTCCGGTACAAGTATCACCTTCGGTTGCGGTACTGAAATTAGGTGGAGGGGTCGGGATGCCGCCTATAAGAATGTGTGCCGTATAATCCCGGTCAACATCCATACAATACCCTGTATCAAAGTTTAACCTTGCAGTATTGTAACCAACTTCCACATCATCGCCACCGCAATCGACAAACGTGTAATATACAAAGCCGTCATCGGAAGCATCCAAATCGGCCTGTATTACATCAATAACTAATCTTTTACATGGCATAGGTTATGCGCTTAATGCTCTAAATGTATTCGTTCTACTTTGTGAAAGCCATATATCGTTACCTCTCACTACACCCTCCACCACCACCCTGCTATTGCCTCCACCCATCTGCGATGCTGATGCGATTATTGACCGCATTTGGTCGGGTCGTACGATGTGTTCTGTGCCGTGTAGCATTACAGGATAACCGGACTTCGGGCCGCTAACGGTACCACCTTCGGAGAAGCCGAGAAGTTTGCCGAGAAGTGAAAGGAACCCACCGCCTTTCTTACCACCACCACCACCGGCAAAACCCATAGCACCGGCAACCGCTTGCCCTGCTTTTGCACCTGTACTCAACGGTGCCGTTAATACAGACATAATACCTTGAAAGATTGCCGCCTTCGCTGATGCCATTGCAATGTCAACCGCTAATCGCTTGAACATATCACCCAATGCAGTACCAATGCTTTGACCATTAATCATAGCATTGAACATATTGGTAATGGATTGCGTCAGGTAGTTTGCCGTGTCTGCTGCGAATGCTTCATCCTTCTTCAACTTTACCATATTTAAAGCCATTGCTTGTTCTGCAAGAACCTTGTTTAATGTATTGTTGGAGTTAATTGTAAGTTGAAGATTGGTTAGGTCTTTTTGTTGGGGAAGGTTGATGCCTCCGGTAGATACCGTTGCAGTATCTTTCCCGGCCATATTTGCTCTTAACTTAGTTATAGCCGATTGCTCTACCAATAACCTGTTATAGTATTCAAGTTCTTTTTGTGCTTTTACATAAGCATTTTTTTCTGCTTCGGTAACTTCTACTGCTTTTGTTTTTTTTGTAGTATTTGTATCTACATTATCTGCATTATCCTCATATGTTTGAGATAATGAGTTCATTTCTGTAGTTAATACTTTGATTGCAGCAGTTTTGTCTTTTGTTCGTGCAATAAAACCTGCTTCAGCTAAATTTAATTTTTCTTGAACAGTTAAAATTTGCCCTACTGCACCCATAGATGTTTGAGTTACAGTAGTACCTTCTTTTTGAATATCTAACTTTCTTTTTTCTAACTTCTCTCTTTCTTTAGCAATCTCTTGCTCTAATGTTAATACTTGCTTTTGCTTTTCAACAATAAAATCCTGTGCTGCTCTTGCTTTTGCAGCTTTTTCAATAGCTACTGATAATTTTAAATAAGCATCTCCAACATTGCCTGCAAGTAATTGCTCATCAGTAAGATTTGAAAGATATGAACCATATGATTCTCTTGCCTTTTCTATTGCATTATTCCTCACATTCATAGACAAGTTCGTGTTAGACATTGTCTTGAATAGCAGGTCAAGTTCTGTTTTTTCCTTTGCTAAAGTAGCAATATAGTCATCGTTTACTTTCTTTGACCCTTCCATTGCTTCTTTGCTATCAATCAACCCCCTTGTCCAGTTCCCGAATCCTAATGAAGCAAACTGCAATCCAGCAACAAGTGCTGAAATGGCTAACCCAGCTGCACCAGCAGCAGGGAGGATATTGGTTAAGTTGTTGGCAATCGCATTAAATCCATAAGGCATATCCTGAATAACACGAGAAAGGCCGGTGAAGTCCTTACCCATCTTTTGAGTTGCTCCCCCTGCCCCCTTCGATGCTTTCTCTACCCCAT